CTGCGAAGAAGGTCACGGGCGCGGTGACGATTGCGAGCGAGCTGCTGCAGGACTCGATCGTGTCGATTGCCGACTGGATCGCTGCAGAGCTGGCACTGACGCTCTCCAACGCCGTGGAAGAAGCTGCGTGGAGCGGGAACCCGAGCAACGCGCCAGCGGTCGCCGGGCTCGTCACGACCTACACGGGTGGCCTGCTGGCGGCGTCTGCTGCCACCTACGCCGCCTCGCTCGTGACGGCTGCCGGTGATACGCCCGACGAAGTCACGAAGGCAAACCTGCTGGCCATGATGGCCAAGCTTCCGCAGCACTCGCGTGGTGCGGGTGCCAAGTGGTTCTGCTCGCCGTTCTTCTTCTCGACCTGCATGCAGAACCTCGACCTCGCCCAGGGCGGCTCGGTTGGTCTGGCTGCTGGCATGGGCCCGACCTTCCTGGGTTCGCCAGTGGTTCTCACCGACCGACTCCCAAGCGGCGCGGACTCGACGGGCGCGGTTATGGCTCTGTATGGCAACATGGCCAACAGTTCCTACTACGGCATCCGCCAGGCCATCGAGATCGCCAGCAGCGATCAAGTGAACTTCCTTTCGGACCAGACGGTGATCCGCGCTGTGGCTCGCGTTGCCATCACTCACGCGAACCTGGGCACCGACACCGTCGCTGGCCCGATGATCGGCCTCGTGGGTGCGTGAGCCTGACGGCTTGACGGGTGTGCAATCTTGAGCGGGCGGCTTCCACAACGGTGGCCGCCCGCTCTCTTTCTTGAGGCACGCATGCTGGTCAAGGTAGGTGGCACCGAAGTTGACATTCGCGTCGAGGCCGTGCTCTCCATGCCACGGCTCTCGTTCACGGCCAATCACTTCGCCTGGGCACAGGCCCTGATGCCGCTAGGCATTCGGCCCACCATGGGCACGGGTGCGTTCTGGAGTCAGGTTTCCACCCGCGTCTACGAGCAGTTCATTGATACGGCGGAATATTTACTGGCCATTGACTACGACACATTTTTCACCAAGCAGGACGTTGAACAACTCTTCGCTATGGCGATGACTTTTCAATGCGACGCGATCACTGGCCTGCAGACAAAACGCGAAGACGGCCGGCCGATGTTGACGCTTAAGGGCACGCTCGACGCACCGCCAGAGGACGGGCACACACAACTGCCATCGTCGTGGTTTGCTGAGCCCGTACAGGAAGTAGATACTGCCCATTTCGGGCTTACCGTGATCAGCACTGCCGCACTCAAGCGGATGAAAAAGCCGTGGTTTTGGAGCAAGCCTGACGGTGAAGGCTCTTGGAACGACGGCCGCATCGATGATGACATTTGGTTTTGGCGGCAGTGGCGCGACTCTGGTAACCGCGTCTTCGTCTCGCCGCGTGTCGTTTTGGGCCACGGTGAATACGTCGTGACGTGGCCCGGCAAAAACCTTGCTGCCCCTGTTTTTCAGTGGACTACTGAGTTCACGAACACGGGCAAGCCGCCAGAATCTGCATGGAGTGTGGGCTGATGCCGAAGATTATGTTTACCCGCGCGTGGCGTGGCTACCGCAAGGGGCAAGTGGCTGAGCTTCCTGGCGGGATCACCACGCAGCTGCTCGCTCAGCGTGTCGCGGTGGAAGACAACCAGCCGTCGCTGATTGAAACGGCTGCCCTCGAGCACGACGTAGAAACCGCAGACGCCACCCCAAAGCGAAGAGGCCGCCGTGCAGTATCGAAGCCTGACTCGACAGACGCCGCCAGCCGTTGAGCCCGTTACGCTCGCGGAAGCCAAGGCCCATCTTCGGGTTGATACCAGCGGCGATGACGCCTACATCGGCACGCTGATCACGGCGGCCCGCGAGTGGTGCGAGCAGTACCTAGATCGCACGCTGGTGAATACGCAGTGGGTGATGCGGTTCGACTCGTTCCCGCCAGACGGCACCCATGACATTGTGCTGCCACGGCCGCCCATGGCGACGGCCGGCACGACCACGGCGGTGGCCCTGACGTTCACCTACGAGAACGGCACGACAGCCACCTACTCCACGGCCAGCTACCGAGTGGACCGCAGCAGCACGCCAGGGGCGGTGAAAACTTTGTACGGCCAGACGTGGCCGCCCCACCTCATGGATGACAACGCCATCAGCGTGACGTGGTGGGCCGGCTACGGGGCCGCTGGCTCAAGCGTGCCTGCTTCCATCCGCCACGCCTGCCTCATGCTTGTGGGCTTCTGGTTCGAAAACCGCAGCACGGTGCTCGTTGGCAGCGTCAGCAAGCCGCTTGAGTTTGCTGTGGAATCGCTTCTCTCGTCACAGAAATGGGGCAGCTACCAATGAGCCTTGAAGGACGAATTAACGTAGACGTGCTGTTCCACGACAAGGACGGCACGGCATCGCTCAAGGTGGTGAGCCTGCAGGACTCTCGGGCCTACACCACTGGCAAGGTTGCTGTGATCACTGGGACTCTTGGCACGGCTAGTTCCACGATCTCGCACACCGGCTCGTTTCGTGGTGCTGACGGCGAGTACGTATCCATTACCTCTGTGAACTACGCCGTCTTTCGCTTTGACGGCACGGGCGCAAGCTTCAAGCGTCTAGCGATCGGCAACGCCACCATCAGGTCAAACGACAGCATCGTGGCTGCTTCCTGCGTCGGTGGTGACGATACCGGGCAGTTCACGATCAGCGGAAACAGTGGGAGCACTGGCACGTACGCCGTCGTGCTCTACGGCACATGATTGACGCCGGCAGCCTCCGAGAGCGTGTCGCGGTGCAGCAGGCGTCCGAGTCTCGGAACGCTCTCGGTGAAACCGTGCTCTCGTGGGCCACGTTTGCTGAGCGTTGGGCCAGCGTGGAAGGCGTATCGTCCCGCGAACTTTTGCAGTACGGGCAACAGCAGATTGAGGTTTCGCACCGCGTCCGCATGCGGTGGCTGGACGGGCTGACGCAATCCATGCGGATCGTCTGGCGTGGCCGCACGCTGGAAATCGTGAGTCTGCTCGAGCACGGGAACCGTAGTGAGCACGAGCTCGTCTGCCAGGAGGCCGCCTAGATGGCCGTTGCTGGCGTCTACATGTCGCTTGATACGTCCGAGATTGTGCGGCTGCAGAAGTCGCTTGGCAAAGTCTTTGACAACGCAGGGCTTGCCGAGACTCTTGGCGATGCTCTGGAGAAGGCACTGGAGCCGGCGAAGCTGCGGCTGCGAGAGAACACGCCAGTAGGGCCTACCGGCAATCTCAAGCGTGCCGTGAATATGAAGATCGTGAAGTACAAGAATAGCGGCGTGGCTGTGGGCCTGATTGGCTACAACCGTGCTGGCGTTGGGAAGTCCACCAGTGCTGCTGGCGGCACGGTGCAGGCTGGCCCTGATCGTGCGTTTCATCAGTGGTGGCTTGAGTTCGGCACCAATCAGCGAGTGGTGGCCAAGCTCTCAAACAAGCCCTACCAGCGGAAGGCTCACCAGAGAACGATGAAGTCTGGCAAAGTCGCCAGCATCAAGGCTCACCAAGTCTCTGGGCAGAATGCCTACATCGCTTCGTCGTACAGCGAGTTGGGGCAGTTCAAGATCGCCAAGGGGACAGGCGGGCGAGTGCAGACAGATCCAGCCTACCCGAAAGCGTTTTTCAGAAAGTCCAAGACGCCCATTGTGATTCCTGCCATGAATCCTGGCGGCAGCGGGGAGCCGCCGCTACGAAAGACCTGGAACGAATATCAGGGAAAGGTGGCTGAGCGGCTCACGTCTGAACTGCGGATTTCGCTTGAGCGTGCCTTGGAGTCGCTCACCTACACCAGCACCGGCAGCGTGACTGGTGCCACCATCCAGGCAGGAGGCTAGCCGTGCTGAAGTCACCAGAGCAGGCAGCTGCTCGAGCACTCGTTGAAGATCCCGCCGTGGCCATGATTCTTGGCCAGCGTATCTGGCCCGTGATCGCACCGGCGTCTGCGTCCCTGCCGTTTGCTACGTGGCGTCGCACGGGCGTGACCCGCTCGCAAGGGCTCTCGGGCCCGACAGGTGCTACGTCTGTGCAGTTGGCGGTGGACGTGTTCTCAACCACCTACGAAGAGGCCCGCGAGGCGGCCGACAGAATCCGTTCAGTTCTGGATGGATGGGGCGGGCAAGTGACAGACTACGTAAGCGTTCGGAACGTGAGCCTCGAAACTGAGTCTGACGGCTTCGTGCAACTCGCTGGCGGTGACTTGCCGCCCGTTTATCAGGTGACGCAATCGTTTTCAATCCTCTGGCAGGAGACTTAGCAGATGCCCTTTGAAACTCCGCATGATGGCTCGGGCACAGTCCTGACCTTCAACGGCACCGCCTATACCGTCACCAGCGTGGTTGTCAGTGCCACCGACCCGACTGCCGCCGATGACAAGATTGCCGTTTCGCATCTTGGCCAGACTGCAGGCGAAACCGCCAAGACTCTTGAGCTTCCGCTTGCTGGTGCCGCCTCTGGCGAAACCGGCCGCAGCGTGACGTTTGACTACATCGGCAAAACTTTCATTGCCGACAAGAGCACTGGGTCTTTTGTGCTCACCATCGGCGGCACGGCACTCTCTGGCGTGAGCAGCAAAGTCGGAACGGTCACGAGTTCGACGCTGACGCTTGCCACTCAGGACGCTATCCGAGGCCAGGCCACGATCAAGCTTGAGCGGTAAGCCAGACGGAGGACCGTCATGGCGGACTACTCAGCGGGCGTCACGGCCACTTGGAACAGCGTGAACTTCGGTGAGGTTACGGAGATATCCGTAACGCACGGCGGTGCTCTTCCATTGGCTCGCGCCAGTACGTGGACGCTTGACATTGGCACTATAGAGATGAAGTGCCTAACCACGGCGAACATCTCCACGGCCAACTACGGCAAGCGCTCGCTCGTCACCATTGCTGGTGGCGGTCTAGCTTATCGCGGCACGGCAGTGCTTCAGAAGTTCACCATGGCTGGCGTGGTCAATGACGTGACGCGCTACGCAGTCACGCTACGAGTCCAAGGCTAGGAGACACCATGAGCCTCAGCGTTGCAGACCTTGCCAAGCAGATCCTTGATGCCGACGACTTGCCGATCCTTAAGGTGACGGTGCGTGAGTGGAAGGGCGGAGACGGCAAGCCGCTCGTGCTCGGCGTGCGAGTCATGACCGTGGAAGAGCGTGACAGTTACGAGAAGGAGTGGGTGGGCAAGAAGGAGACGGGCATCGACAACTTCCGCACGAAGTATCTGGCCCGCTGCCTGTGCCATCCCGAGAGCGGCGAGCGTCTTTTTGACGAGGCTGGCGTTGAGCAGCTGGCGAAGAAGTCAGCGGCCATCGTGTCAAAGCTCTTTGAGAAGGCGCTGAAGCACAACAACATGACCGAGACAGACGTGGAGGAACTCGCAAAAAACTGAGCGTCCGCCCGACGAGGCGTTTCCTGTTTCGTCTGGCGGGGCACTTGGGAATGACGGTGAGGGAACTGTCTCGCCGCATGGATTCGCAGGAGCTCACGGAGTGGATTGCGTTCACTCGCCATTTTCATGCTCTTCCTGATCCATGGCGGCAGACGGGCCTGTTGACGAGTGCCGTGCTTGCACCGTACTCCCAGCAAGGCAAGGCACCGAAAGCGGACGATTTCAACCCGATTGAGAAACCACCCCAGCACGCAGACGAGATGAAGCGGGAGCTGCAAAAGCTCTTGGCGTTCCCTGACTAAGCCATGGCCACAATCCTCTCACTTGCGCTCAAGGTAAACGCCGACGCCTCTGGCGTGGTGAAGAACCTGACGCCGGCTGAGCGGGCGCTGGAGAAGTTGGCTGGCCAAGCGTCTAAGGCCACAAGCGTTTTTGACGAGTTTGCCGGCACGAGCTCAGCCGCCGCAAACGCTCAGTTTAATGCGTCCAAGTCAATGGCCGACTTGGCGGACAGCCTAAAGCGTGGCGAGATCACTGCCCAAGAGTTTGCGTCTAGGTATGAAGACCTCAGCGACGCAATCACCAAGGAGGCTGCGGCCCTTAAGCGTGCGGCCCAGATCACAGAAGCCAACATCTCGCCAGCAGAGAAGTACAGCAGGACCGTCGAAGAACTTGACGATCAGGTGCGAGCCGGCCGCATCTCACAAGAGACGTACAACCGTGCGCTAGAAAAGGCCAAGGGCGATCTCGACAAGACTTCTACTGCCGTGGCCAAGACCGACAAGAGCATGGAGTCTCTTGCCAGGAATACAAAGATTCTTGCCGGCATCGAGATTGGCCGCCTGTTCTTAGACGGGCTCTCGGCCATCGGGAACGTCTTTCAAGATATTGGCTCTCGCGTCACGTCGCTTGTCTCAAGCGTCAACTCGTCTGTCGATACGCTCAATGACTTCTCGGCCCGTACCGGCATCGGCGTTGAGGCGTTGCAGGGCTACTCGCTCGCGGCCAAGCTGGCCGGCGTTGATACCGAGCAGTTCGGCGCAGCGGTGCAGCGGCTGGCCGTGAACATCGGCAAGGCTACGCCTGGCGACGCGCTCGACAAGTCGCTCAGGGCAATCAACCTCTCAGTGGCTGAGTTGCGGTCTCTATCGCCGGAAGACCAGTTCTCGGCTATCGGGAGCGCCATCTCTCAACTCCCGACTGCCGCCGATCGTGCAGCTGCTGCCGTAGAAATCTTTGGCAAGCAAGGTGCGGCGCTCGCCCCACTCTTCCGCGAAGGTGCCGCCAGCCTCGAGGAGTTGCAGGCTAAGGCTGAGCGGCTCGGCATCATCGTCAGCGAGACGCAGGTCAACAACGTCGCTGACATGAACGACGCTTTCGACTTGGTGCGAGCCACCATCGAAGGCATTGTTGGGCAGGTGATTGGCAATCTCGCGCCAGCCGTCACCGACGTGACAAATCAGTTTCTGCGGTTTGTCGAAGAGTGGAGCGGCGCGCAGGGGCAAGGCGGCACAGGCATCGCCAACGCCATCACTGACGTGCTGCTGCAAGGCGCTGAGTATTTCGCCGGAATCTTTGATGAGTTCGTCGAGAACTTTGGAAGCCTTGGCGAGACTTTTTCTTTTGCCGCAGACGTTTTCGATGTAACGAGCAAGATTCTGCTCGCAGCATCCGAAGGCATCCGGGCCGCGTTCAATGCCATTCAGATCGGCATTGACGTGCTGCTGCTTGGTTTCGGAAAGATCATTGAGGCTCTTGGCAGCTACGTCAGCGACGATCTTGAGCAGTTTGGCGCAGGGCTGGCGGCAGCGTCGCAGGAGTCGGCAGACAGAAACGCACGCGAGATGGAGGCAGCAGCAGCGAACGCTGCCAACACGTTCAACAGCATCTTCACCGGCGGCGACGGCAACGCACAGCAGGCAGGACAGGGCGCGGCATCGAGGTACCTCAGCGGCCTGCGTTCAGAGATCGAGAACGCACGCCGCCCAGAAGTTCAAGTTGAGCTCAACCTTGGCGACACCGAAGAGCGGCTGCAGCAGTTTCTTGAGACTGCGGGCGACGAGGCTTCAGTATTCCTGCAGCAGTCCATGGGAACCGTCGAGACGTTCCAGCAGATGGCAGAGGCGGGCGGGCTGACTGCGGACCAGATTGAGATCATGAACGGCTTCATGAAGAACGTGAATGCTGAACTGGATAAGGAATTAGCAAATCGCAAGAACGCCGCAGACGAAGCAACGAAACAAGCCGAGGCCGACAGGAAGCGTGTCGATGCCCTGCTGGCATCCAGCGACGCATCGCAAAAACTCCGCGACGACCTCGCGGCAGTTGCGGCTGAGCAGGGGCGGGTTCTGCAGACGCTGGCCGATCCAAAGACCGCTGACGCCCAGTTGGAGGAAGCCGCCGGAAGACTTGAGCAACTAGGTGCTCTTCAGTCTTCTCTAGAAGAGAAGCTTCAGGCATCTTCTCAGGGATTCAGCGAAGGCTTTGACAAAGCTTTTGAGTCCACCACGAATGGCCTGACTTCGCTCACAGTCAAGGCCGAAGAGTTTGGGCCCGCCGGCGCTGCTGCAGCGGAGCAACTCCGCAGCGGCATTGAGCGTGCCCAGAATCAAGCCGCTGGCGGGATTATCACTAAAGAGGCTTACGACCTAGAGGTTGAGCGGCAAAAGCAACTCTTTAACGACAGGCTCAAGCAGGAAGAGGAAGTCGCAAAGGCGCGGCTCAAGCAAGAGGAAGAAGTTGACAAGACGCTCTTTGTGGCCGCCTACGGCTACAACAGCGAACGCATAAAGGCGGCAGAAACGTACGCCCTGCTTGTTGACGAGATGCTGGTGACAGAGGAGGCCATTGCTGCCGCAAGGGCAAATGGCAACCAAGAGGAACTTGCTGCGCTCTCGCAACGGCTACAGGCTTTAGACCAAGCAGCAGCACGCGAGGACGATATAGCGAGCGGCCAAGCCAAGGCGCGAGAAGAAGAGGAAAAGAGAGTCAAGAAGCTTCAGGAAGACACGCAGAAGCAACAGGAAAAGATTTTCGCTGAGCAGCAGAAGCTTCAGGAAGACACGCAGAAGCAAGGCGAGAAGGCAAGGGACGAATACCTAAAGCAACAGGAAAAGATTTTCGCTGAGCAGCGTAAGGCCGCCGAGGCCGAAGCGAAACGGCAGGAAGAACGCATCCGCAAGCTCAACACGCTTGGCGATCAGTCCATCAAGGTGGCGGACATCCGCAACGTCGAGAGCGCCAACCTTGTTCTGCAACTGGGAGCGGCTGCCCAAGATCCCGCACTGATTCAGCAGCGGCTGC